CGGTGTAGAGAAAGTAAGAAGAAACTCTCGACACACCATATCACTTTGGTTCTCAACCAACCCACATAAACAAATGCCAACACATCCTGTTGAAGACTTAGAACTCAACGAAGACAGTTGGCGACTTTCACTCAACGCTTGACAATAGACCTCATTTTGTAGTATCCTTTCCATTCACTAGAGAAAGGAGTAAAAAATGAGTTGTGAATGGAACGAACAAATTCTTGAGAACATTCTCGAAGAAGTTGAACAACTAGGCGTTGTTGATCTATTACGAGAACTCAACCTCAATCCCCCTATGAACTTGATTGAATGTTTAGACATTCAGAAGTTGCAATGGAAGTTAGCGTACCAAAGGTTCGAAGAACAAGCTATCTAATGCTTGACAATGACCTTGGTTTTATTGTAGGATGGTTACATGATGAATGAGAACTTAAAAACACAGAAATCGAATCTTGCGAAGTTGATGGCTTCTGAGAACATCACTGTTCAACACAAGAAGATACCAACTGCATATTTCGATGTACAAAACAGGATTCTTGCCTGTCCTACTTTCAAAGATGATATTTCACCTGAACTTTATGATCTGTTTATGGGTCATGAAGTCGGTCATGCATTGCATACACCTTTCGAAGGTCTTCACTCTACTCTTAAAGAGAACAGAACTCTCAAAGGTTATCTCAATGTTGTTGAAGATGTCAGAATCGAAAGAAAGATCAGAGAGAAATTTGCAGGTCTGAGAAAGTCTTTCTTCAAGGCATACGATGAATTGATGCAGAAAGATTTCTTCGGCATCAAAGACAGAAACTTACAAGAACTTTCATTGATCGACAAGATCAACCTGATCACTAAAGTCGGTTCAAGAGTCAACATTACACTCACAGATGAAGAGGCAGTCTTCTTAAAAGCTGCTGAAGATTGCGAGACTTGGGAAGATGTTGTTCAAGTTGCTACTGCAATCTATGAGTGGTCAAAAGAAAACGAAACAAGAGACGAACAAGACGAAGCAATCACCAACATGCACATCGACATGAGCGATGAAGATTTTGATGATGAAGATGATGAGTATGGTGATGAAGAGTCATGGTCTGGTTCTGAAGACGAAACTGATCAAGACGACTACAACGAAGAAGAGTCAGATGAAGAAGGCACTCAAGACGGTGACAGTCTTCCTGATCTAGACGGTGAAGAGTTAGAAGAAGAGACAGAGAAACCTACTGGTACTAAAGGTGGTAAGGGCGGTAAGTTCGATCCTACTGACGGTGCAAAAGAAGCTCTGACAGAACATTTTGCTCACAACAATGAAGATCAGTTCATTGATGAAAATGCCGTGATCAAAACTTACAAGAAGTTAGAACAATTTGACGATGTTGCTAACAACATTATCTATTCTTACAAAGATGTTCTTGGTGACTGGAGAAAGTATCTAAACAAAGAACTTCTCAACGATGAAGCTTACTATGCTGACAGACAAAAGAAAAGCATTGATAATCTTGTAAACACTACACCAAATCTAAGACAGTTTTTCAAAAACAAAAACAAGTCTATTATCAACCACATGGCTAAAGAGTTTGAAATGAGACAGACTGCTCAGAAAGCAGTCAAAGCTCAGATCGCAAAGTCTGGTCAACTTGATATGAACAGACTTGCTAAGTATCAGATCGTTGATGATGTATTCAAGAGAGTTACTTATTTACCAGAAGGTAAGAATCACGGTGTCAATGTCTTAGTTGACTGGTCTGGTTCTATCTCTTCAGAGATCAAAGACATTCTAGAACAAGCAGTTATTCTTTCTGAGTTCTGTAGAAAAGTTCAGATACCATTTAATGTGTTTCTATTCAGTGATTGTGGTCCTTTGAAAGGCGACTCAGAATCATGGAGAGGTCAACCTCAACTTCTACAAATGCTCTCTAACGAAATGTCTTCAAGAGAGTATCAAGAAGGTCTAAACATCATGTACTATCTTTACTTGAATTTCATGGTCAGAAAAGTTGGTTATGCCTACTATGACAATATGCCAAAAGGGTATGAAGAAGTCGAAGCAATGACAGGTATGAGTTATGCAGATGTTGAGAATGCCATGTGGACATATGACTTTGGTCCAAAGGGTTATGATCTCGGTGGTAGTCGACTTGTTCATTGTATTGTCGGTCTCAGAAAAGTTCTTCCTGAGTTCAACAAGAAGTACAACATTGAGAAGTCAATTTTGACAGTGATCACCGATGGTTTCTCTCACGGTGCTGATTGTCTTTACGAGTCACATGATGAGAGAGAAGATTTCAATTCTCAACTTGGTGACGATGACAAATGGTATGTCAAGAAAGACAGATACTTGATCGACCCATATAACAAGAAGCCATATGTTCTTGCTAAGGCAGTTGACAGTTATGACAGAGCAAGTTTCGCTACTACTCAGAATCTTCTAGAGTGGATATCCAAGACTTGTAATGTTACAATCACTGGTTACTTTGTGTTCACCAAGAAGTACGATTTCAGAAACACAATGTATCACATTCTAACAGATGGCGAAAGATATGCTTTCGACTTCGACAAAACATGGAGAGAGATCAGAAAAGAAGGCAAGATGATCAACTGCAAAGGTTACAACAAAATGTTCCTAGTCTCTGCTACAGGTCTTAACGCCTCTTCAGATGATGGACTTTCAGACGATCTTATTGATGCCAAGAAATCAAGAATCATGGCGGCATTTAAGAAGAACCAAAGAAACAAAAAGACTTCAAGGTTCTTAACTAACGAATTCATTAAGGAGATTGCATAATGGAAAGAATAAACACGATGAACATTGACAAGTTCGTAGAAGCCTTTGCCTTCATCGGTAAAGGACCTTGTCAAGAATTTAACTGCCCAAGGCAACAAGAATGTGCTGATGAGGAAGTTGAATGTAAAGCATTTAGGTATTGGGTCAACAATGACTCATACGATACGATGAGAAAAGGAAAGAAAACATCCATAGCAGTTGATATGGGAAGGTTATTGAAGCCAATTGAGTAGATTAACGCTTGACAATGACCACCATTTTATTGTAGGATGGAAACTGATGAGATTAACTAAGGAGACTATATGACAGAATCTATTGCATTAAGTAACGGCAAGAATTTCAGATTGTCACCAGACAAACTTGAGTTCATTGCTACTGTAAAGTCTACTTTCGGAGAACAATCTGTTCTTTCAAAAGAAGACCTTGAAAAACTTGACTATGTCCCATATTGGGTAAAGTCAAAGAAATATCCGTTTACTAACGAAAGTAAAACGGTTTTTGATCTGACACCACTTCTAAATGTGTCAACACCTGTTCAACCAAGGGCGATACCAGTATCGACACCTAGTTCGAATATGCCAGTTGCGGCTCAGACTGAGTCAATCAACATCATCGAAGACAATGTAAAAATTGTTCCTGAGAAGATGTCAAACTATGTACCGTTTGGTCATTTCAAAGATGTGAAGAATATCATCAAGTCTAAGATTTTCTTCCCAGTGTTTGTCACTGGTCTATCTGGTAACGGTAAGACCTTGATGATCGAACAAGTTTGTGCTCAACTCAAAAGAGAGTTGTTCAGAGTCAACATCACCATCGAGACTGATGAAGATGATCTAATGGGTGGTCACACTCTACAAAATGGTAACATTACTTTCAGAGAAGGTCCTGTTATCAAGGCGATGAGAAAAGGCGCCGTTCTTCTTCTCGATGAAGTCGATCTTGGTTCAAACAAGTTGATGTGTCTTCAGTCAGTTCTAGAAGGCAAAGGTTACTTGATCAAGAAAACAGGTGAGTGGGTACAACCTGCACCAGGTTTCACGATTCTTGCAACTGCAAACACTAAAGGTCAAGGTTCAGATGATGGTAAGTTCATCGGTACTCAGATCATGAACGAAGCGATGCTTGAGAGATTCGCTATCACAATGCAACAGGAATATCCTGCTGTCACTGTTGAGAAGAAGATTCTCAAGAAAGAAATGGAACTCACTGGTTCAGTTGATGAAGAGTTCTGTGACAAACTAGTCGATTGGGCTGATGTGATCAGAAAGACCTACTATGAAGGTGCTATCGATGATGTTATCACAACAAGAAGACTTGTTCACATCGTCAACGCTTTCAGAATGTTTGACGACAAACTGAAGTCAATCGAAATGTGTATCTCAAGATTCGATGAAGATACTAGAAATGCCGTTCTCGACCTCTACACCAAAGTTGATGCTGGGGTCGACATGAACGAAAACTCTCTAGACGAATCAGAGAATTCAGAGTATAATGAATATGATGAGTAAGATAGATTACAAGTATAACGAAGGCGAACTCCTAAAAGAGTTCGCTGAGTACATTGATAATACTTATGATCAACACTACTCACTGAACAAATACCAGAGTACTGAGTTTATCATTGACTCAGGACATGGTGAAGGTTTCTGTATCGGGAATATTATGAAATATGCTCAGAGATACGGTAAAAAAGGTGGAAAGAACAGAGCAGACCTCTTGAAAGTTTTGCATTATGGTTTGTTCATGCTTCATGTTCACGACAAATATGAGGAGACTAAAAATGAAAATTAGTAATGAGACTAGAAGTGTCTTAAAAAACTTCGCAACTATTAATAGTGGTATCAAGGTCGAATCTGGTAATCAGTTGAAGACCATATCACAAATGAAAAATATCTTGGCAGTGGCAAATGTGCCTGAAAGTTTTGGCCAAGAGTTTAGTATTTACAACTTATCGGAGTTCTTAGGTGCAACTTCGTTGTTGGATAATCCTGATTTCGATTTCAACGATCAGAGTGTTTCGATTTCAGACAACTCAAGTGCAATGACCTACTTCTATGCAAGTGAAGGTATGGTTACTTCGCCTGAGAAAATGATCACAATGCCAGATGCAGAAGTGAAGATCGATGTATCTTCTACTCTCCTTTCTGAGTTACAGAAAGCTGCAAGTGTTCTTGGTGTAAGTGATCTTCAACTTGTATCAGATGGTACAAAGATTGAACTCGTTGTAACTGATAAGAAGAACGCCACTTCAAATACATTCTCAAGAATCGTTGGTGAAGGTAACGGTGTTTCTTACACAATGAATTTCAAGATCGAGAATCTTAAAATTCTAGATGGTAATTATGAAGTGTATGTGTCTTCAAAAGGCATTTCAAACTTCAAGAACAAAGATGTAGACTTAGAATACTTTATTGCATTGGAACCAGATTCAAAATACAATGCTTGATCTAAATAATTTTAGTGTATTTAAAGTGCTAGTCTCCGCTTATAATACGGGAGTTGTTCATAACTCATCATCATTGGGCGAACAACACGGTTTCTCGGAGGGGTTTAACCACTTATGAACGAATATCTATTTGTAGAAAAGTATCGTCCTCAAACAATTGAGGACACGATACTTCCAAAAGCGACAAAAGACACTTTCAAAGAATTCGTAAAACAAGGGCAGATTCCAAATCTGCTTTTGTCTGGTTCTGCTGGTGTCGGTAAAACAACAATCGCAAAGGCATTATGTAATGAACTTGGTGCCGACTTCATCGTAATCAATGCTTCAGACGAAGGTCGACTCATTGATACACTCAGAACAAAGATCAAGAACTTTGCCTCTACAGTATCACTTTCTGGTGGTTCTAAAGTGGTCATTCTTGACGAAGCAGATTACATTTCTGCTGACTCAGTGCAACCTGCATTGAGAAACTTCATCGAAGAATTCTCTTCGAATTGTAGATTCATCTTTACATGTAACTACAAGAACAGGATTATCCCTGCTCTACATTCTAGGTGTACAGTTGTAGATTTCAATATCACACCTCAACAAAAACAAACATTGGCTGCTCAGTTTCACAAAAGACTTTGTGAGATTTGCAATAACGAAAACATCAAATACGATGATAAAGTTCTCGTTGAACTGATCATCAAATTCTTTCCAGACTTCCGTAGATGTCTGAATGAAGTTCAAAGATATGGTGCTAGTGGTGAGATCGACAGTGGTCTTCTTGCTACTCTATCAGAAGAGAAACTTACACCATTACTTAACATGATGCAAGACAAAGATTGGTCAGGTATGAGAAAGTGGGTTGGTCAGAATTCAGATCAAGACTTCAATACACTGTATCGTAAAGTGTTCAATGCTCTCGAGCAGAAACTTGAACCTAGTTCGATACCTGCCTGTGTTCTTTTGATTGCAGACTATCAATACAAATCTGCTTTCTCAATGGACTCAGAGATCAACTTTGTTGCGTGTTTAACAGAAATAATGTCGGAGTGTAAATTCAAATAATGGGTAAACTCAGACAATGGTTTAGTAAATTAGTTGATAAATTAGTTGAAAAGTCTTTTCAAAGACAAGCAGATAGAATGTTTTTAAAATCAAGGAGAGATAATGACTGAGTTTAGTGAAAGAGTAGAGAGACAGAGACTTCTATTAGAAGCAGAAGAGTGGGCAAAAGGTGTAAAAGATTTACATGTACATGGCCTAAATTCAATGTGGTATGATGATAGACCAGAAGATACAGAAGATGGCAAAATGGTCACTGATACACAATTTAACAATGGTCTAATTGAAAGATCACAAGACGGTAAAGTTATTCATGTTTGGGGAACTAGACTAGAAGGCGATGAACTAATCCGTGAATACGAAAGGAAGACACAAACCTGTGTCAGACAATAAGATCAATCCATTCGACTTTGTCAAGAGTGTCTCTTACTCTAAAGTCGATATTATGCCAGATGAGATTGCAGAAAAGTCCTATCAACCTTTTCTGGTAAATCGTGCATTGTCGTATCACCAAGATGCGATCATGTTAGTCAATGAAATGAACTGTAAGCATGGTCTGGACAACCGTCTTCAGTATTCATTTTTCATAAATACCCTTAGAAAACGAAATCGATTTTCGAAATGGCAGAAACCTTACGAGAGTAAGAAACTTGATACGATAGCCAAAGCTTACGGCGTTTCTACTCAAAAGGCAAAAGAGTATGCCGAGCTTATCAATGATCAGCAGTATCGTGAATTGAAAGATAGTATGGGTGTAGGCGGACAAAACAATGGACGAGATAGTAAACAATCTAATAGAGGTAAAATTTCCAGAAAAAGATGATTTCCTAAAAATTAGGGAAACACTTACTCGTATTGGTGTCGCCTCAAGAAAAGAACCAGAACTCTTCCAATCCTGCCACATTCTTCACAAAAAAGGTAAATATTACATAGTTCACTTCAAAGAACTATTTCAATTAGATGGTAAACAAACTAACATCGATGAATCAGACATCGGTCGAAGAAACACTATCATCGATCTCTTAGTACAATGGAATCTACTATCCGTTGTAGAACCACAGAGAATTCAAGAACCAAAGGCACCTTTGTCACAAATTAAGATCGTTTCCTTCAAAGAGAAAAAAGATTGGAAACTGACTGCAAAATACTCCATCGGGACAAAGATCAACTAAATACTCACACGAAAGGAGGAAACACATATGTTTTCAGGAATAATAGATTTCATTATGGGTATCTGGAACTTACTAATGGTTATACCAGTAGTAATTTCAATTTGTTCAGTTATCGTGGCGTTAACACCAACTCCACATGATGACAAATTATGGGCAAAGGTTTACAAATGGTTAGAGGTTCTCGCTCTAGCGATTGGTAAAGCAAAAGACAAAAACCCCCTTTTAGATAAGTAAGGTTTGTGTTATGATAGTTCCATACTATTCGAATAGGAGAAAAATATGGAATTAGTAATTATTGGACTAGTAATTGTTGCAGTTCTTTACTTCGGTTTCTTTAGAGACAGAGGTAGTTCAAGTACTACACCAGTTACTCCTGCACCAGCTCCAGCACCTGCACCAGAGGTAGTCGCCGATGCAAATGGCAATGGCATTACTTCAAAGGCAGAACTGAAGAAACTAACTAAAGTTCAGTTAGTAGAGTTGGCAGAAAAGCAGAACCTGAAAGTCAAGAAATCAGGAACAAAAGCTGCGGTTATCAACGAGATTCATTCTCAATTAAAATAACAATTAGCTCAGACAGAGCGAATATGCAGTACTTTAAGGGCGCCTCGGCGCCCTTTTTTTATTCCACTATAATCAAAAAGCATAAATAACGGCATGGATGATTTAATGATGTTGATTTCTGAATTGGGTATACCTATTGCCACTGCAATAGTTATGGGCCTATTCATATTTTTAACATTAAAATACATTCTCGATGGTGTTCTAGACAACATTAAGACCTTAAATGGGTTTGTTACTATGTTAGAGAATCGTGTTCGAACAATGAACAACGAGATTGTGAAGATTGATTTAATGATCTCACAAGCACTTGAATTAAAACCGGATGTCGACAGAGTAGAGAGAGCAGAAAACTTTGTAGAAGAAGGACACATTGACAGTCGAAGAGATTAGTACCGTGGATATAGTAGTACAGATAGTTAATGATTACGGATTTGCCGTGTTATTAAGTATCGGTATGGGATATTTTATCTTCTATGTCTGGAAGTATGTAACAGAAAAACTAGAACCTATCATTGAAGAACAACATATGACTTTGATCAAACTGATTGACCAAGTTCGTATGTTAGACCAGGATCAAATTCGTCTTATGACGAAACTGAATACTGTTCTTGAGATGAGGGAAAATAAAAAACATGAAGAAGATAATTCTTAGTACATTATTAATCGTACCATTTGCACAGGCAGATATCGTACACAAATTCAAAAATCCAAGTTTCAGTGGTGTGGGCACTGGTGCTCATTATCTTACCATTGAAAACCAAGAATTCTCTCGTAAGAAAGCAATTGAAGATGCTTTAGAGTCCGCTAGAAAGGCAGCCGAAAGAGAGGCAGAGAATTCAACCTTAGCTAAATTTATTAGAAACTTAGAATCCAGAATCTACGCTCAGTTTGCAAAACAACTAGTCGAATCTATGTTTGCAAATGATACACCAGCAGGTTTTGGTTCATTCGCTTTAGAGGGAAATATCATCACATGGGAAGTCATTACAGATGAATCAGGCGCTGAGTTTATCAGACTGACTGTAGTTGGCGAAGATGGAACTGAAACAGTAATTGAAATACCAGTCGGTACAGGTAACTTCGGTCAAGATCCTGATACAGGCGGTGATTCAAATGGATAACATGTTTAAATCGATAAAAACATATATATGGGTACTAGCTGTCATTTTACTGACAGGCTGTGCTTTAACACCTCAGTGGTCAGAGGGACCAGCTCAATGTGCTTATGAAACAGGTAAGTACAGTGAAGGTTGGAACAAAGATGTTGTCACTGGAGTTGCGAAGTCGGTATCTCGCAGATACATATGTATCGAAAATCCAGAAGTAGTTAAACTCCCAAGTTACTTAGAACTACTCAATTTACCTCCAGCAAAAGAAAGACCAGTAGTAACTGTCTATAATTTTTTAGACAAAACAGGACAAAGAAAGTCTGTCGATAACATTGCATCGTTCTCAACTGCCGTAACACAAGGTGGTGTAGAGATGGTAATTGATGCGTTAAAGACAGCAGGAAACGGAACATGGTTCAGAGTCGTTGAACGAAATGGCATTGATGCACTTATAAGAGAGCGCC